GAAGAGTTGGATGACGAACGGGATTATGAATTCTTAACCGGATTGTAAACTGGAAGATTGAAAAACTTCTCTAACTTCGGCAACATTGTAAACGGAATCCGGTAACAACCAAGTTGCGGTATTTTAAGATATTGAGCCCAATGATAGATTGTAGGTTGTTTAACATTCAATATTATACTAATCTCCTTGATTGTATACACCACTTTGGAATAAAAACCTCTTGTAGGGCGTGTGATGGGCATTTAAGTTCGCTTTTTACGCCTACAACATCGGTCGTTGAACTTTTAACAGTCTCTTATTGGCAATTGCTATGTATTTGGAGTTTAATTCTATACCGACATAATTTCTGCCTAACTTTTTAGCCACTACTCCTGTTGTGCCACTTCCCATAAACATATCTAAAACCGTTCCACCTTTCGGACACCCTGCTTGAATCGGCGTTTCTATTAGTTTCTCAGGATAAACGGCAAAATGGGATTCTTTGAAAGGTTTAGTGGGGATTTTCCAGACACAGCGTTTGTTACGACCTTTCTTACCACCAGCTACAAAAGCAGATTGTATGCTTTTATTGTTCCAAGACTGTCTTTGTGTTCTCGCTCTTGGACTACCATAGTTTTCAGCTTGTTTGTTTCCACTCCATTTTCCTTTATATTCCCGACGGCCATTTTTCATTCTTTCAATATCATAATCATTGCTTTGTAATTTCTCAAACTGTTGCTCAAACCAATATCTTTTACTCTTCACAAAGAAGAACAAATATTCAAAATCTATCGTAAATCTATCCTTCACGGAGGACGGCATACAGTTTGGTTTGTGCCAGATTAAAGTGTTGCGGAGTATCCAGCCTCTATCCATCATTGCTAGAGCAAAACGGAAGGGAATACCAAGAAGGGATTTAGAAGGAACGGTTGTTTTTCCTGCTTTCTGTCCTTTATATTTTAACTCAAAAGTTTTCCTGCTTGTTTTATTAAGAGAACGATAATCATTACTTCCATTGTTTGAACCACTATAAGTGTCTGATATATTTACCCAGCACGTTCCGTCTTTTCTTAGAACTCTTTTTGCCTCATCAAAAATACTGATTAACTTCTCAATATATCCTTGAAAAGTTTTCTCTAGTCCTAATTGTCCCTTAACTCCATAATCTCTCAAAGCATAGTAGGGTGGGGAGGTAATAATCATATTCACACTCTCACTGGGTAAGGTCTTTAAGACCTCTAGACTGTCGCCTTGATATATATAGTTAGTTTGCATTTTTTAACCATTTCCACCACTTTTTAATCAAACCCCCCTTAGGTTTCCTCATTTTTATCTTATACCACGTTTTAGTAATTGGATTATAGATTTTCATAGTGTGGAAAGCAGACCAAGACTCTACTTATATCTGCTCCCCTAGGTATTATAACCTAATTGTGTCCTTCAACTCTGATAACTTCTCATCAATCCTCTCTAACCGTTCCATAACGGGTGTTTTTTCTTCTTTTTTGCCTTGAGCCTCGACCGAACTTGGCACTATTATTGGTTGAAGTAATTCTGTCAACCCAATTACTTTATCCTCTATCTTAGCTAATAAGCCAAGAGTAGGACTAACCGATACTGGTTTCTCCATATTATTCACCTCCTTTCTTAATTAACTTCATAATCTTTTTTATCCTCTCCTCATCTAGTAAATACCCACTTGTTCCATCATCGGAATGATAAGTGACGATTTCTAAAAGTTTTTGTCTCACCTCATCTATGTTCATTGTTTTAGATATTTTAAGTAAATTTGCACAGTGGGGTCATCTTTCAATTTAGTTAAGATGTGGCGAGTTCCCCCCTCTTTAGGGTGATACAAACCACTTACTTCTACCCCTTGCAATTTATATAATTCACCTTCTTTATCTTGAAGATAAACTATATACATATAGTCGTCCATATTTCCCTCAATTAAAGTAAACTCTCCTAAAAGTTCATTCGGCTTAAGACTTCCGTCTTCTTTTTTAGGATTATCATAAACTCTTCTAAAAATTTTAATTGGTTGTTTGTTAGTCATAATATTATGTTTCATAATTCACATCCTTTCGTTTCAATTTCTATAATATCAACTAATAATTCAGATATTCTTTGGCGATTATTATGTAGGGGTAAAGATGACTTTTCGTAAGCACTATCTAATTTACTAAAATACTCTTCTGTCCATTCTTTGATTTTACTTAAAGGATATTTGCCTTTCTTAATATCCATTAACCACTCTCTATTTTTAGTTTCATAGACGGTCATTGAACCTGTCTTTAACAATTCAATTCCGTTCAATAATAAACGAATAAGAGTCATAGCATTTTTAGTATCGTAACCTATCTTGTCAACCAATTCCTTACGTTTCTTCCCCATATATCCTTTATATGCTCCTTTTTGTAGTTTGGTTAATTGAGCATAAGCATAACCCCCATAAGCATCTTTAATTCTCTTTTTTCCTAAAAATAATGCTTTGTTCTTAAGTAATAATTTACCCCCTTCGGAAATATCAAAATAATCTTTATTATAAAGGAAAGTCATTACATTAGGATTACACCCCGCTAATAAATGAATGGCTTTTCTAATCTCATAACTAACATCGTCTAAATCATCAACTTGTTCTTGGCTGACCTCTTTAGAATGATAATATCCTTCTAACGAAAAGTAATATTCTTTCGGGAAACAATATAAACTAAACGTATCAGTATCACATTTTGCCAATTCATCAGTATTCTTTTTAACATATAAATTATGAGCTAGAGAACCACGATAACCTGAAAGAATGGTTTTTTGGTCAAAAATAAACCCATATAGTTTTCTAAACTTATGGTCGTAGGTTTCCCCCGCTTTTAGTCGTGTTGAATATAAGTGTTTTTTTATTTCCATATCTTGTCAAAATTATTAACTAATGCTTGTAGGTCTACTGTAGCGATTTTGGTTATAGTGTGGGCCTTAATCTCCAACATATCAAACCCTTCCTTACCGAGTTTCTTAATCATATAAGACTTATACCAACCTTTTTTATCTTTCTCTATAATTTGGTGACAGTCCCAACCAGCCCAATCACAATTAGCTACTGTCCATTTTGTGCCGATATAAGTTCTTGAAAAGTGGTGGGATACTCCCATATTCGACTTAACCTTATGACACTTAAAACACATACTCTCTGCTTTCTCTTTCATATAGTCAGAGAAGAGTTTATCTAGTTTGGCTATAGTTTTACTACGCACATTTTTACCCTTTCTGCTTAAATATTTATGTACCAATTGTTTTGGTGTTAATTTAGATGTCTTTTTCAATGCCTTGTTATAGGCTCGGACTTGAGGCGTGTTTTCTAGCTTCACAGTTACAAACTTTACATCGGGAAAGAACTTGTTAAATGCTTGTTCTACAATGTCAGGTTTTCTTTTCATTTTATTACTCCTGCCTCTATCAACTTCATTGCCAATAGACATAAAGCGTCAGCAAAAGAAGACCTATGCCATTCTTGTGTCTTTTCATATTCTGCGATATAATTTATTATATTTTTACCACGTAGTTCTTTATAGATTTTGGTCCCTGTTGGCAACCACTCAAGAAGTTCGTTTGTGGTGTGAGCATAATAACCACACAAACCACATTCGATGTTAAATTTAGTAGACCGTTCATCGCATAATACAAAATCTGTAGCGTTGCCACAATAATCACCGTCTGTTTCGTATTTTGCTATAAACTCTATCATATTACCCATATATGCAAATTCACTTACAGGTAACACTACTTTGTATTTCTTTGCTATCCTATATAACTTTTTAACATTCTTTAATGATATATTCATAACCCCTTCTCTAAAACTTCTAACGCTTTATACATCTTACATATAAGACATGGATTATCAGCTTTACACTTTGCTCCATAGTCTTCCTTGATAAATCCTTTTATGTCTTTGAGCACAGCTAGTCTCCACTTTCTTTTGAAAGCGAAGTTTTTCAGTTGTTTGATTCTATATTTATTGAGGGTAGTCATTCTTCCTTCTTAAACAACTTATAGACACAATCTATGCTCTTACAGACAGGATAATCCATCTCATCCATATAAACCACTATTAACTTTCCACACATTTTACACGTTGTGATATCATAACCACAAATTCCTAATTTTTTAAGGATAAACTTAATTTTTTGATTGTTTTGTGTCATTGTAATTCTCCTATTCATTTTTTCCTCCTTTTCTTGTTCTAATTTTCTTTCCATATTATATATTTCTGGAGCACTAAACCAATGAACAATAGCCTTGTACCCTTTTTGTTTGATATATTCAATATATGTTTTTTTCATAATCTCTCCTGTAGTTGTTTTAATAACTTTTCTTTCCATTGTTTAACTTGCATTGTATAATCAATAAGTGGTTGAGTTGTCGCTTGCCACTCAGGCACACTCTCTACCACTTCACGAATAACATCTTCTATAAACCCTACCTTAATTCGTCTGGTTCGAAATGTATGCCAAATTCTTGAATAAATGCTTTTTTAATTTTTTTAATGTTCATTTTTTCCTCCTTTCATGAATAATAAGTTTAGAGAGAATTTTAAAATCATTGTCCATTTTTTTTGACAATCTCTTTTCATGCTTCATTAACGATTCGTAATAAGAAATTATTGCTGTCTTTATATTGTCTAGAGCCTCTTTTCCATCATTACCTTCGCTGTAAACATTAAAATCAACCGCCTCTGCATAATACAAACCGTCATCGTAAGAAATAATGACAGAGACAGGAGCATTTAGTTGATATTTAGGATTGTTCAGGTTGTTAATCTTGGTTGTCATATTTTCTCCTTTAACATTTTAACAATTTTATATTTTACTACACTATCGGCGATCAGTTGAGCACTCCTACCTGTTGATCCCTTCATATGGGATATAAGGTAGTCTATACCGTGCATCATCCCTGCAAAATACAGTGCTCTTTCTTTAGATTTTAGTTTTTTAATGTTCATATTTTCTTGATTAACTTAATTAAATCTTTAGTTTGTTTGACAGATAAAGGTGAGTAGGAGGCTATATCTACTGCTATTACCTGTCTTACTCTTTTCTCTTGGTCGGCTATGATGTCTACAATCGTATCGGCTATATTCCACCAAGAAGCCTTATTTTCAGCATTATACGTGTTCAATAATTTATAAATCTCATTTCGTTGCTCAATCTTTTTTATATTCATTTCTGCTTCCCAGTTTTTCATTTCTTTCTCCTCATAAAAGCCGGTATATCATACCAATTTATAAACTTCGGACTTGTATTCTTTCCGTATTGATGGGCGGGAATATACCCCTTAGATATCATATAGAGCAACTTACGTCGCATACTCTGCCACTTCTTCCCTGCTATTTTTTTACTAGCTTTTGTGAGTGAGATTTCCATTGTGTTTTAGAACTTTTAATGTTTTTTGTAATTCTTGCTTTATTGCCTCACAAGCGTTGAATCTACCGTTACTATCATTTACGGAGGCAACCTTGTCTACAATCTCAATTATTCCCTCTATCAACCGAACAGAGGTTTGGCGGTTAAAAGCATTAATATCTCTTGAGACCTCGCCCGCCTCCGTTAAAAGTTCGGGAAAGAATTCCTCAAAATCCTTCTCTCTCTCCTTAATTAATTTTAATAAGTTCATATATTATTTTTTAACTTTTAACAGTTCAGGATTGTCAAACTTGTTGCCGATGACTTCAATTGTATCCAGAAGAATCCAGACCATATTTAACGGATAAAAACCTCTAGATATTTCGTGTTTTTCAACTTCTATTATCTCGATTTCAGATGGCTCTGAGTTTGTTGCATATTTAATAATATCTCCCTCAAACACTTCTTTTCCATTCCTGTCTTTTAGTCCTGTCCACTTCATTTTAATATAACCAACAACTCCAACTAAAATTAAATCTAGTATTTGTTGTGTATCCATATCTAACGGTAAATTATCTATATCTGTATCTCCTGATATATAAACCATCTGTTTGTTTTTTACATCCCAAAATCTATATTTCTCCATACATTATTGTTTAACTTTTAAAAGGTTTGATTTTGCCAGAGATAATCAATCTATACATATGATGAAGAGGCACTATTCCTTCCTTGAGTTCGCCTTTCTTAAATCTTTTACAGTATTCGTCAAGAATTTTCTGCGTTAAGATGTCTCCTTTTTTTGGCAATTTACCCTTCACTCTCAAAAATATATCAACTCTTTCAAAATTATATTTCTCCATATATCATTATTTAACTTTTAACTTCTTACCATTTTTTATATTGATAATTTCGGACGGTTCACCATTTACAGCTAATACTTGTCCACACTTTGTGCAATAATCTTCTACTGGACAAACATCTTCATCATCATACCCGCCACCTCTGATATCAATCTTTGCTTGACAACAAGGGCTTGTTTTCATTCTGGTTGGTAATTGTCAAAATAACTATTCATCTGATTGACCCTGTCCTCTTCCTCTCTCAACTCATATTCGTCCCCGTCTTGGTCACTTCTGTCTTGAGCTTCTTCTTCTGTCATATTGATTTTATAGAATTCCTAATTCTGCCTTAATAATTTGAGTTGCTTTAGCTAGATAATATTTTCTCTCTTCATCTAAAAACATACCTTGTCCCTCTGGTTTTGCTTTGTAAACTAATTTATCACAAGCGTCTGGCATTTCGATTGTAAATACTCCATGTCTTAATCTTAAATAGGCGACCTGCTCACCATTTTGATAAACCAGATATTGTTCAGGAAAACTTGAACTTATTTTTTCAAATTCTAAATCTTTCTTAAATAGTTTAGTGAGAAAGTTGCGAAACCTGTCAAACAAACTCTCGCCAAATTGAATTGTCAAAGCAGTCCCTTGTGGATCAGAGATTCTTAATTCATCTCCTCGACCTATATGGGTTTGTTTGATTGTTTTGTGGTAGGTTGTTCCGTCTTTACGAATTAATCTTATGTTGATTATTATGTTCATGTTAATTTGACTAACTTAATATGTTTACAATCTCCCCGGCTAAAAATGAATTTAGGGCAATCACATCGCCACTCTCCTTCGGTAAAATGCCGGACTGTATAATGTTTGTCATGTTCAGAAAAAGATTGAACTTTCCACATGATCACATCTTTATTACGCGATAAGACTTGGACACTACTCTGTCTTTTCTTAGATAACCACCTTCTATATATCTTAGGCGCGTTTTTCTGTAATAATTCAGTTGGATTTAACATGTTTTAGGCAATTTTGTAATAGAATTCTGTTATATGTATTAGCCTGTGTATCATACGTTCGGATCTCGGTATGTCCCCAATATCTACCCGCTTGAAGCACGGCGTATAAAATCAGAATAGCAAAAAATAGTTTGGTCATAAAAATAAACAATTTTCTTTATAATTACAGTTATAATCGTTGCATTTTCCATTCTCATCTAGTCCGGTAGTCTTGTCCCGACTCTCTATGATCTCTTTCAAGTGCGAGAGCCTTTCAATTGCTTGCATCGTCCATTTCTCGGCCTCTTGCGCGTCTTCTTTGGTTATCTCAACCTCTTTGACTTTAAGGGGTGTCGTAGCCCACTCATCGGGATCACGGCCTCCTGTGATGAGATAGGCCATCTTAAGCGAAGGAAAACCCCAAGCATACAGCTTTCTCTGTAGGGATTTCTGGAACTTCCCCACGCTCCACGGAGAGCTTGATAACTTAATCTCTAGCATTTCTTTCGGATTTTTTATACTGTCTAACCCATCGGTAAATCCCTGCACGAGATATTTTGACCCCTTAATTGTGAAGTATTTTCGCCAGTTGAGCCGTTTGTCGAAGTCTTCCTCCTCGACGATCGGAAACCGTCTTGTAATATATGCTATTCGGTTATCTATTGTCTTGCCAGATACGTGCTTTTGGATAATACTATGACCTACTTTACCCTCTTTGAGCGGATACACCCAACATTCCTTTTTCTTATCCCATATCTTGAATTCTGGTTGGGTTACTCCTGCCACCTTATTGACCCATTGGTGGAGGGAATTATGGATCATGTTCAGGCTGTAGTAGCTTAGATATATCATTTTACCCTCCTGACTGTTACCTGTGTGGTTTCATTCACACCGGGAACTTTTATACCCTTATCGTATAGACTTCTCAAGAGCTTGGTATCTACAACCTTTTTGGTCTTTATAGCTCCTAACGCTTCGGCTTCGGGCTTCTTCGTTTTGAAGGTTACTTTCTTATACTTTATGACAGAATAATCACCAACGGCCTTGCTGTCTAATTTGGCTTTTTCTAATCTTGCCTTAAACTCTTCCCGGATGGCCATTTTCTCAGCGACCGCTCCTTCTTCTGCATATCCTGCTTCTGTATACTTATTTATTAACTTTTGATCTGATAGTTTTGATAAATCCATATTTACTTTTTTAACTTTTAACCTCTATACATTTTTAATGCTTCTTCATCACAGGGAACCAATCGTTTAACCACTTCCCTATCGTTCACCTTGTCCCCTACTTTTGCTACCTGTTCATAATTTGGTTGCGGGGAGTAAGGATTGTCAATATAAATAGCCCAGTCGTGAATATATCCCCTCTTAGCCACCCATTTAATCTTGTAGCCAGTATTAGCCATATTAGCCCCCTCTGGGCTGTCAACTGTTACCCCTTGAGCAAATACTCCCTGTTTCATTTCCTTTAGTTTTTTTAGTGTTAGCATATATTATTTTTTAGCTACTAAACTTTTAATCTTCTCGGCGGCTTCCTGCTTGGTCATACTTCCGCCTGTGTCGCCACCTAGTTGCTTAATCGTGGTTAGCTGTTGATCGGTAGCCATTTTCTCACCACCTTCAATTAACGGCGCACTGTCAGCAATCGCTGGTGATGTATCGGGCAACTCGGCACCATCGTAAACCCCCGCAAACAATTCCGGGAAAGCCATTGTTAGGACTTGTGATACAGCTACTTTCTTAATCATCGTTTCTGGTTTCACCTTCCAAATGGACATGTGGGAATTATATTCCGAGAGCTTAACCATCACCTCAAACGGTTCTTTGACGTCAGCTCTGCGAAGTTTAGCAATCGCGCCCCATAATTCGCCACCTTCCCACGGAGTAACCCTCTTATATAGCCCTTTCTCGGTTTTTATTCGGTAAACGGCAGAAACTTTTATAAAATCAAGATTGCCAGTTTGTTTGGCCAATCTCATTTTAGCGTCCTTGCTAACGATCATTGTGAGCTGTCTGTTACCGTATTTGTCTTTCACCGCATAAGAAGTCAATTCTCCTTGTAGAACATCCAATCCCATTTTTTTAGCTCGATACAAAACGAGGAAAATTTCCCCATTTTTCAACGTAGGATACAGAGTTTTTTGGATGTATGCTACTTCTATGTCTTTGAGTGAATTTTTAATCTGACCGAGAGTGTTGAAACCTTGAAACACTATTTTGTTTTTTGTTGTGTTTTCCATATTTTTAATTTAATTTGTAACTGATTGAGACTTTACCACAGTTGACCAAACTTGTCAAGAGCATTTTTCTTTTCGTTCTTTTCGTTCTTTTCGTTCTTCGCCGTTTTTTTTCATTTTTCCCGTTTTTTCAAAAAAAAACCAATTTCCCTGTTTATGATTTACGATCTATGATTTATGATTTATGATTTATGATTTATAGTGGTATGCCTAGGGTATACATACCCTATCGATACCCTATCGGAAAAATACTTAAGAATTTCTTTAGGAACTCTCTCTAATTCACGATCAAAGGCAAGTTCATTTTTAGAACCCTTATAGCCTCCATAAAGGGCAGATTTAGCTACACAGATCCAATCTTGGTAAAAAAAAACTTTACTTTCTTGCTTAAGAATTTTATTTAAGACGTTTAAGCGTTTTTGCGTAATACCGGTTTCAAAAACAACAATCCGGGGAGGACATTGGTAAATGCCGGTATGTTCAATACGAGAGTTAGTAAAATAATAAACGAAGAGCAATTTCAGATCAACGGGCAAGTTGCTAAACCATTGATCATCGTAAATTTTTGTCCAAATTATGCGTGTTTTCATTGTAGGATGTCTTCATAAATATTTTTACTTAGCGTTTGGATTTCGATTAAAAACTTGAGATAGACCAATAATAATTCTTTATAATTTTCTTCTTTAGAGTGTGCAAAGGGGAATTTACGGTCGAACATAGCAACCCGATAAGAGATTTTTTGAACCTCACGCAACATACTGCGTGTGTTTTCAATATATTTGTATTGTTCTATTGGGGAAAGTTTATCGAAGTTTTCAAGGATTGGCTTGATGGTATTTATCTCAATATAGGTTTTCATAATTTAATTTTTTTTACTTATTCAAGGCCGAGCCTGAACTCAGCCCAGAATAAGTTTGGTTAACTGCTCATCGTTAGCCCAACTAAAATAAAGCTACCACTTTTCTTAATCTCTGTCAAGTGATATAATTCAAGTATGGTAAAACCGCAAAACGGAAAGAAAACCAACAAGAAGAGTAAAAAAGGAAAGAAAATCGTAGACAACCGGAAGTTTAAGTTTAAGGATCTAGATGGTAAAACTTACATTTTAACCGCTAAGCAGAAAAGGTGGTGCGATGTTTTTCTTGAAGAAGGGGCAAACAGAACCATTGCTTCCCTCCAAACGTATAAAATTACTAATCAGAACCTATGCCACACTCAATGGAAGTTTTTGTCAAAGAAGCAGAAAAAGATGAGAGCTAAAGCCGAACAGACGGCCGCCGTTATAGGTCAAGAAAACTTAAGAAAACCTGCTATATACGCCTATATCCAGAAGACTCTATCCGATCAGGGCTATACAGACGATGTCGTTAGAGTTGAACATTTCAAGAATATTAAACAAGATAAAAACTTAACGGCTAAGAATACAGCTATCGATATGTATTACAAAACCACACAAAAATATAAACCTTTAGAAGTTAACATCCATCACAAACTAGACGATGAGCAACTTGAACGAATTATCGCTGGCCGAGAAAAAAAAACTCTTAAAGCAAAGGATTGAAGAGGCAGAACAAGATCCGCTGATCTTCATTAACCACTTTGTTTATACGTTTGATCCCCGCCTCCCGAAGCCAAATATTCCTTTTAATCTTTTTGATTATCAGGAGAAATTAGTCAATGAGGTTTTAAAAGCCATCATGAGCGGGTATGATATCTTCATTGACAAGAGCCGAGACGTTGGTGCTACTTACACGGTACTGGCCACGTTACTTTGGTTTTGGCTCTATCGGGATGGTTCTAACTTTTTACTAGGCTCAAGGAAAGAGTCTTACGTTGATAATCGGTTTGGTTTAAGCGGGGGAGCTGAGGTATCAAACAAAGAAGAATCTCTTTTCGGCAAACTTGATTATCTGATGACTCACTTGCCGTATTTTATGCTCCCCGGCGGATTTAATGCTAGAAAACACAATGGATACATGAAACTGCTTAACCCTGCTAATGGCAACGTTGTGTCTGGGGAAAGTTCTAATTCTAACTTCTCAAGGGGAGGTAGACAGAAAGCAATACTCTTGGACGAGTTCGCATTTTGGGAGAATGACTTCAGTTCGTGGGGAGCTACAGCCGATACTACCAATTGCCGGATAGTTCTCACAACTCCAGGAATTAAGCCGGGAAAAGCCAAGAGATTAAGATTTGGCAAAGATGGCGAAGAAATTAAAATTATTGAATTAGACTATCGACAAGACCCCCGAAAGGATAAAAACTGGGAGCTGAGAGAGCGCGCAAGGCGGTCGGAAGAAGATTTTGGTAGAGAGATACAACGCAACTGGGATACGTCCATACAAGGGCGTGTCTATGACGATATTATAGGTGTTAAGGTCGGATTATATCAGTATATGCCCTATCATCCTTTGTATATTTCTTGGGATTTTGGGCTTGATGGCACTGCAATCCAATGGTGGCAGATAGATGTAAAGAATGGTAAGCCAAGACTCATAGAAGCCTATTTCAATTCTAACCAACCGATCCAGTTCTTTTTCCCCCTCTTTGATAATCCAATAGATTCAACTTTCAAGTATTCAAAATACGATCTTGAAATGATGAGAAGAACGAAAGAATACACCAAAGCTATTCATTTCGGTGATCCTGACGTGGCCAAGCGTTCATACCAAAGCAAGGCAAAAACTTCAACCAGAGAAGCCCTAGAGAGCGTGGGTATATATCTTCAAACCAATACCGAAGCTAACGATTTCTATACTCGCTGGGAGAAAACCAAAGTCTTCTTGAGGAATGGAATTTACATCAATGACACACATGGCACGCAAGAATGGCTTGAGGCTATGCAGGAGGCTAGATTTCCCCAAAGACCAGAGAACACACAAGCCACGACCGCAATCACTAAACCAATTCATGATTGGACGTGTTTATCTGGAGATACGCTTATTAGGACATTGCGGGGATGGATACCGATCAAAAAACTGGTTAAAAAAAATTTCTATGTTTATAGTTTCTCCCCGAAAGAAAAAAGACTAGTCCCAGTTTTGGCAAAAAAATGTTGGCAATCGGGAACGGTTAAAAAACTATTAAAGATTGTTTTTGATAATGGATGGTGGATAAAATGTACACCAGAACACCGAATTATGCTAAGAACAGGAGGATATAAAGAAGCGAGATTTTTAGAAGTAAATGACAGCGTAATGCCATTTTATGAATATGAAGACAGGGGTTATAAAAGAATTATTCTTAACGATGGTTCTTATGCTCATGAACACAGATATATATATTCCAGATTGCACGGCTTTATAGAACGAGGAATGCATATAGATCATATTGACGGTGATAAAACCAACAATAATCCTAATAATTTGCAAATGTTAAACCAATACGATCACTTTATGAAGTCTAAGATTTGGAAAACAAACCGTAAAATAGCTGAAAAAAAAAGAGTTGATACTATTACTGCACAGACATATATGAAGAAGTGCCCGATTTGTTTAAAATATAAAATGATGTCTTTCAAAAGCGTCTATTGTTCGCCAAAATGTAGACAAAAAGCCTCTACAGCACAATGTAGGATTGATAGAATTGCAAAACATACAAAACAAAAAGTATGTTGTTTTTGTGGTGCTCAATATATGGGTTATCCACGAGATAAAACCTGTTCGCCAAAGTGCGCCAAACTCCGAACTGTAAGATTTAAAAAACTTTATTCAAAAGCAATTAGAGGTGGACAAAAAATTAGGATGACAGAGGTTGATTTGTTTAAAAATCATTTAATTATGTCTATTACTACAGTTAATAAAGAAAACATACCAGTATATGATATTGAAGTGCCATATTATCATAATTTTGTGGCGGGTTCAATCGTTGTACACAATTCTCACCATCGGTCGGCAACAGAATATCTTGTGGTAAACTTACCCCGTGAAAAAAGAGAAAAAATGGAAGCAGTAGAAACACCAGTTATTTTAGATCCTTATGACTAAACCATTTCATCCTATAGTTAAAGAGAAAAAGATAAACATAAACGTGTCCGGAAGAGAGGCGGATTTGCTCTATAAATTACGTCAATATCCCTTCGGACGATTTACAATCCACAAAATGAATAATCTTCTAATTCGCATTGAGATTAACAATAGTGAACTTATTGAGGAGGAGGGCGGACTTGCGATTAGGCAATAGAAGTTTTATAATATTTATATGGATACATTGAAAGTTAAAAAGGTAAAAGGCAAGATTACCGTATTACAAGCGATACCTTACCAAGGCGTTATGGTATATCTTCGAAAAATCGGAGGTAGTATCTTTGAATATCTCATTCCTTACCAAGGACAGATATATTCTTCATATCTGATTATCAAACCAGCTAAGGGTAAAACCAAACTAGCCAAATGGGAGATTAACCAAGCGGCTGCTTTGATTTTTACGTCGGCTGTGGCAACTATCAATTTCTTACAAGGTAAAAAGATTAGTCCAAAAATGAAAGCAGTTGTTAATGTTATGGAAAAATCACGTAGTAAAGTTGAAAATTTAGTAAACTAATATGCCAGTAGCATTTGAGAATTGTATCAGCAAGGGTGGAAAGGTTCGCACCAAAAAACTCAAAGGACATAAATATATCCACATCTGTTTTTTAGGAGGCAAGTCTTATGCCGGAGAAGTTAAAACTTATAAAAAGATATTGAAGAAATGACAAACACATCCTCTGAAATAGATACCACAAAAAAATACGATGGATTGGTTGCTCAAGTGCAAGCTGAATATGATTTAGCGTGGCGACACCAACAACCAAAGAAAACAGAGTGGGAATCAAGACTTAAACTCTATAACAATCAAAAGAGAGATAAAGACGCGGTAGGAGATACCACTCTTTTTACCATCTTCCAAACAGTATTAGCCTCTTTGTATTCTGATAGGTTGATTCCCTCATTTGGAGGTAGGCAATCAGGAGATGAAGACGTTGCAGACAATCTTACAGCAATGGCTAAGAGCGATTACTCCGACATGGAGAAAGATATCACCGATTTTGAATGGATTTGGGATACTTTGTTTTTCGGCAGAGGACTACTCATGTTAAGTGAATATGAGAGAGATCCCGATAATGGGATATATTTACCCATTCCCGAAGTGCTTGATCCTATTACCTTTTTAAGAGATCCACGTGCCACGTCAGTCAACGGCAACCGACAAGGAAAAGGATCGGCAAGGTTTTTCGGTCGAGAAGTCAAAATGACCAAACAAGTGATTGAAGAATTATCAGACAGAGTAGACAGTTTCAAGATGAGTGAATTAGCATTTGGTTCAGGCACAAGATCGTTACTTCAAGAGGCAATTGACGCCCGCGATACAGCACAAGGCAGACAAAACCAAAAAAGAGACGAAGAAGCAAATTTAGGAGCTAATGCCGAATATGACATCACCGAATGGCATACTCACTTCAAACTAGACGATAAAGTGGAAAAGGTCAAAGTTTGGTTAGCTAATGAGAGAAACACTATAATCGGTCTTAACGTCTTAAAGACTAAGGCTAAGCGGGTTATTTGGCCACTCATTGACAGACCTCTATACCCGACTTCCCACGATTGGGATGGAACATCAATTCCTGATATTACCGAAGACAAACAAAGAGCTAGAGCGGTGGCTCAAAATCTAGGCATAAGAGCAATGAAAGCCGACATAGACCCGATGTATGTTTTTGACAGCAATAAAATTATCAATCGTAAAGACTTGAATTTTGGATTTAACAAGTTTATTCCCGTAGACGGAAAAGGGGAGAACCTCAACAGCGCGATTGTGCCAATGCGCAAGGCTATGCCGAATTTAGGACTATTAGATTTTCTCTATAATTCATTATCCGCTTCAGCAGAAAAAGCAGCCGCTACTCCCGAACTTCAACAGGGAATGTTAAGTCAGAAGGACAGAACGTTGGGCGAAATCAATATAGCCGCCAGTAAAGCTGATACTAGATATTCTCTAGCTGCTAAGATATTTGGTTGGAGCGAGAAGAGGTTTTGGCAACAGTGGTATAGACTGTATAAAGACAATTTTGCCAAGACGATAGATGAAAAAGTATTAAGAATTGAAGGGGCTTTTGGAGCGAAATGGCGACCATTACTCCACTCCAACATTATTGCCAAGATAGACCCTGATGTTTTCATTGAGAGCAGAACATTGGCTCGCGCCAAACAAATTGAAGAGAGAACAGGACTCACTAATTACTTTGGAATGGCCCTACAAGACCCAACCAGCAATCGCAGGTGGGGATTAAAGAAACTAGGTAGGTTATATGGATTAGAGAAAGACGAGATTGACAGATTGTTCCCGCCAACCATTGACGAGAGAATTGCCGAAGACGAAAATGACAAGTTAAATGAAAACAAGTTTGTTGAGGTAAAGGCAGAGGATGACCACAACGCTCATCTTGAAATCCACATGAAAGCAGCCGATACCAATGCTACCTATGCTCATATAGAAATGCACAAAGAAGCTCTATCTATTAAGAAAGTTAAACCAGAACTTTTCCCGCAACAACCTGAAACAACCGCTTTTCAACCACCGGGAACAAGTAAGATAACACCACCATCAATAGGGCAACAACCAATAAAAACAGGTCAAACCCCACCATTATCATCACCAACACCATGACCAATCAACTTTTTCAAACAGAAGAAGAAAAACAAGACGCTATAACAATCTTTGAGAGAGGCGTTGAACAACCATTTTGGAAACTCCTTGTCAAAGTGTTAGAAGTGAATATAAAAACAATCTCTCATCTGATCCTTGAGGGATTAAACCTTAAAGGAGAGATAGCCACACAGGAAGAAACAAATAGACTACGCGATAAGTTAAAGGCATATAAAGAACTAAAGAATGCTCCCTACCAATTAGTTGAAAAACTACAGTCGCCCGCTCAAGAGCCAATCAACCTAGATCCTTATTACACCACCAAGGAACTTAAAAAACTTCGTTCTTGACAAGATAAATTTTATGATATAATACGCGTATTAATAGTTAATGGAAAAACCAATACTATGGCAGAATTAAATTTAGAAGAAGTATCACAAATCGCTCCAGACGAACTTTCGGAAGATCAACAAACATTCATTAAAGACAACGCTGATGATTTATCAGACGAACAGAAAGAAACATATAAAGGTATTATTGAAGAAAAAGAGGAAGAAGTTAAAGATCCTGAAGATATAGAGATTGAAACACGTCAAGCATTAAAGGAAGCAAAAGATAAAGACGATGATGAGGTTGATCCAGATGATGAAAAAGTCATTGAGAAGATTGTGGCTAAAAAACTAAAAGAAGCAGGTCTTTCTACAACCAAAGACCAAGTCGAAGTTGACGCGTATTTAAGAGCAAATCCAGATTTCGGTAAATATAGATCTGTTATGCTTAAATATCTTGCTCACCCTGCATATCGCAACATACCTGTTTCCAACGTGGCTGCGATTGTTGCTGCCAAAGATATGCAGAAGTTAGGTGCTAAGAAAGAAAGAGAAGTCTCAAAGAAAGCTAAAGCTACTCAATCGGGAGGATCAAGCGCAAGAAAAGCCGATGGTGGTAAAATTGATTGGTTTAAGGCTTCTAGTAAAGAAGTAGAAGCAGAAGTTTCCAAAGTATTAAGACAAAGATAAATTATTAGTTTATAATATATATATGGAAGATTTACAAAATAAAACACTAAAAGAACTAAGAGAGATGGTTGTTAAGTTAGGAATGACACCTAAAGACGCAGAATTGTTTGGTTTTAAAAAACCTTTGATTGCGACTATTAAAGCATTTTCTTCTAAAATGCCGAATAAGTCAGACGATGAAGATTTTAATAAACTCTATACTTCTAAAGCGGAAAGAATGAGAGCTAAACTAATGAAGCAACCACGGGTCAAGATTAAACTTCCTCTACAAGCAAAAGAAACAATAGGCAAAGTTAAATGGTTGTTCAATCCTAAGACCAAACGGAAAGAGCAGGTATATTTTGGTGGGGCATTTCTAGCTGTCCAGTTAAACGGATTCAAATGGTTAGTGCCTAAAGGAGTATACACAGATGTTCCTCAACAAATCTCAGAAACTATAGATGAGGCAGACCGAAGAACACAGGAAGCAGGGAAACAATGGTTAATAGACAGAGAGGGCAAAGATCCTAAGACTGGACTATCTGTAAAGGATGTATTGGGATAAATAAATACCCCTTGACATTAAGAAAACCATTCTGTATTATAGAAATTAATTAGTTGTAACGGAAAAACCGAGCGCTAAGTCGTAAGACTGGCGCTTTTTTTAATAGTTTAATATAAATAAATATGCTAACAGGTAGAACACAAATTCCAGCAGAGGTTAATAACTTTTATAGTAGAACTCTTTTAGAGAGGTCTATTCCTTCTTATTTACATAATCGTTTCGCAGAGGTAAGAGACCTTCCGGCAAAAGCAGGAACAGATACGATGAAATTTAGAAAATATGGTTCATTGGCAGCGGCTACCACGCCTTTAACGGCAGGAGTTACGCCAGCAGGCAATCAGTTATCCACGACCACAATCACCGCACAGATCTTACAATATGGTGATTATGTTACGACAGACGATGTGGTTAATTTGGAAACCAAAGATCCTTTATTGACGGAATTGGCCACCATACTAGGTGAACAAAGTGGTAACACTCTTGATCAACTTTGCCGAGATGTTATTGTAGCGGGAACGACAGTTCAATACGCTTCAACGGCAACCGCTAGAAGTGAAGTCAGTTCAACAATGTTGATAAATAGAGATGAAATTATGCAGGGAGTTAGAACCCTACAAGGTAATAATGCTAAAGTGGTAACTTCAATGATAGATACTTCGACTGGTTACAATAGTAAGTCAGTCGCTAAATCATTCATCGGAATTTGTAGCAACAAAACCTTGTTTGATTTGAAAAAAGCAACTGGTTGGACACCAGTTAAAGATTATGCTTCTAAAGGCGATGTTATGGAAGATGAAAAAGGAGCATTAGACGAAGTTAGGTTCTTAATGACAACCAATGCTAAGGTATTTGCTAGTGCTGGAGCAGGTTCAATCGATGTTCATGCAACCTTAATTATTGGTAGACGGGCTTATGCTCAATCAAGAATTTCAGGCGCGGCAATGGAGAACATTGTTAAACCTTTAGGTTCAGGTGGAACACAAGATCCTTTGAATCAGAGAGCAACCTCAGGTTGGAAAGCAACCTATGTAGCTATCATTTTACAACAGGGATGGTTGTTAAGAATTGAACACGCAGTTTCAAGTTAATAATTTATAAATAAAATATGGCAACGACACAATCTCAGACAATGCACCAAGTTAGAAACGTAGCAGTTGGAAGCTATATCATCGAGTCTGGTGATACAGCGGCCGCAATTACGATTACTTGCGGATTTAAACCACGTTATGTTAAAGTTCTTAACGAAACTTCCAGAGACTGGGAGGAATGGTTTGAAGGTATGACTGACGCTTATGCTCACAAAACAGTAGCAGCAGGCACAGGCACACTTGCCTCTAGTAATGGTATTACAGTAGCTGATGATGGTTTTGTTATCGGACTTGATACAGACATCAATGTTAAAGCCGAACAGATCCGTTGGATCGCAATGGGTTAATAGTTAGAAATAAATATGGCAAAAAAAGTTGTCGCTAAAAAAAAGGAAGTAAAGAAAGTAAAAAAAGCAACTCATGGAAAGTTTGAAACTGTTAAACAAGTTTCTTTCAATGTTAACGGTAAACAATTTAATGGAGTTAAGTTTGTTTTTCCTCTTGAAGTTGTAGAAGCAAGGAAACAATTATTAATCAATGCTTATGGCAAAGACATTATAAAATAAATATGGCACAAATATTTTCCGGTGTACCCGGCAACAGTTTAGCAACAGAACAAGTATTACGAAGTATCTTGACTGATATAACTGCTCTTAAAACCGCAGTTGATACTCAGAAGACTTTACTTGATGAATTGAAAAGTTGGGCCACCACTCTAGCCACCAAACTTAATGCAGACGCTGGAGTAACTGACACTGACTATGACGCGACTATATCGGCAGCTGCTCCCACCGCAGTTGGCACGTTAGAAACGACCACTTAATCATGTTAGAGCAAACATTGTTGAATGCCGTTACCAGTACAACGACATCATCTCCTGCTAATATTGAACCATATAAACGGATAGGACTACAGTTTCTAGCCTCAGGTATTTCAGCAGGTAATGGAGCGTTTACAGTTGAAGGAACAATAGACGGCACAAACTGGGTCGCTTTGAACACTCTAATTGATAATGTAACCAATACGAATGCTCAAACTCTCACTAGGGTAGCTTCAAAAACATTGAGTTCTAATAGTTCCGTTTTGGTATGGCTTGACAATCTGCTAGGGCTTAAGGCTATTCGCGCAAAAGTAACTGTAACGACTGATGGATCTTATTCAGCTTTTGTAATAGCTAGTGAATAAAATCTTGCTAGTTGATATAATAAAACCATGACACCCGCAGAATTTGCTACATACATAAGGTTAAAAACTCGAACAAATAGTACTACTTTCTCTGATACAGACATCCTCGCTTTAATGAAAGTGCGCCAAACAGAGATAGCTCAGGCTATCCTCAAGGCCGATGAAGACATTCTACTTATTCCTCAAACGGCTGATTTAGTCGCCTCAACCATTACGGCCAGAGAATACCCTGTTCCTTCTGATATTCTTTCCCGGATGAAGAGGGTAGAAGCTCAACTCAATGGCACAGATTGGATTGTTTTAACCGAGATAGACTTAAACAAGATAGATACTTCTGTTGCTACCGAGTCGGATATTACAACCTATTTTAATAACTATCAAGTAAGTCCTACTAATACCAATGGAGCGAGGTTTGACATTTTAAGAAAATCTATCTATATCTATTCCGGCACGATCACCGCAACGACTAATGGATTGAAAATGTGGTGCGATACATGGCCAACAGCTATCACGGATTTAACTGGCACTACAGACATGAGTCAAGATCCCTCAACCACTACTCATGGTATACCTAGAGCCTTACACGAGATATGGGCTAGAGGAGTGATTATAGATTACAAGGGAAGTAAAGAGAAACCTATTCCCTTAAATGAAAGAGAGTTAAATTACGAAAAAGATTTGCAGAAGGCTATTGAAACATTGAAACATGGAAATCTCGATAGAGAAGTCATTGGAGAATTGCCACCGTCAGAGGCATATTGGAACGATGGAGCAGATCTCTAACTGTTTGACTTTTGAATTATAAGTTGGTAATATATAAATATGAAACCTAAATTCAGTATTGGCGACAAAGTTGTTGTTAAAAACGATCCTGTCGCAGAAGTTCACAAGGTCTTGAGTTTTTCTTACGATGGTAAGTTTGTCTACAAAGTATCTTCCAGAGAACTTGATATCCCAAAGAAGAAGGTTGTTGATGGTATTAGTCATTTTACAGAAAAGGAGCTTAAAAACTATGAAAAGTAAACATTTTACGAATGAAGCAAAACTAAAAGGAACAGTTACAAGACGATTATTTCATGCCGACAGACTTAATAAGGTAAAGAAACTTGCTTTTGCAGGTATGATTAAGACTAAAAGGCAAATGGAAGAACTTTTAGATTGGGCTTCAAAACCAATGTTTGCCGAGAATTTCGTTTGGAGTTTTCTTAAAAAGACTTTTGATGTTGACTTAAAAATCCCTTTCATTACTGGATACTGGACAAAGCAAGCAGTCAAAGGTAATTTAGTTGTTACCGTTGGAAAACAAGCAGTCGCTCAACAAACTGGTGGCACGACAACCGCACCAGTAACGGCTATTGCGATTGGTACAGGGACGGTAGCGGCAGCGGCAGCGGACACTACGCTTGGCACTGAAATCACCACCGCAGGAGGTGCAAGAGGAGCGGCAACTGTTACTAATACAACTACAACGACTACAGGTGATACGGAACAATGGGTAAAAACATTTACTTTCACTGCTACTTTCGCAGTTACCGAAGAAGGCATTTTAGATAACAACACTTCAGGTGGAGTTTTGCTTGCTAGACAGGTCTTTTCAGCAGTCAATGTTGTATCGGGCGATTCATTACAGGTTACTCACACACTAAAAATTAGTTAGACTTGATTGTATAGGTAATCTGTAACAAAAACTATCTTGATAAAGCCCACCTTGATATAGTATAATCAAGATATGGCAGACGCAATTAAAAACTTTGCTTACGGCACAGTTCTAACCCCACCCTCACCAGCTACTACTGGAACGTCTTTAGTCCTAAATAGCGGTCAAGGGGCTAGACTTCCCGACCCAGCGGTAGACGGAGCTTACAATATCGTAATGAAGCCCGCAGGGACTATTCCTTTATCTTCAAACGCTGAAATAGCAAGGGTAACAGCCATCTCAACAGACACTTTAACGATTGTTAGAGAACAGGAAGGTTCATCAGCTAGAACGGTTATAGCGGGTGATGAGGTTTATCTTTCACTAACCAAAGCCGTAGCGGACAACTGGGTTGATAAAGACTCGGCTCAAACCATTACAGGTATTAAATCATTTAGTGCTACACCTAAGATGGATGCGATTGCAGAAAAGACAGCAGGAGCAGGGGTAACGATAGATAGTGTTTTGTTAAAAGATGGTGGAGCAAAATTATTAGATGCTTCTGTGTTAGATTGGACATCTGGAGCTAAAATTGAACGTAATAGTGGAGACATTAAACTTACACCCGAAACAGGTAAATTTGTTGAAATCGCAGTAAGACGACAAGGTGGAAGTGCAACACAATGGTATATGGCAGGAACTACCAATTATAATGAAACAGGGGTGATTATACAATGTGGCGTATTCTTATTAACCACGGCGGGAACTGTCTATCCAATAACTTTTCCAACTGCTTTTAGTGATATACCCCTTGTTATTTGTAGTGCAGACCAAGCGGGAGCAGGATATGTTTCAACAAGAGATGCCTCTCCAACTAGTATTAAGTTTACGGGTTCTACCTCTGGACAAACTGTTCATTGGATAGCTATTGGTAAATCAGCAGTATAATCCACACCATAATGAAACTAACACCTTTGATATAATGAGAGTATGCTGGGAAACAACTTTTACGGACAGAACACTTATGGAGGGTTGCCTACCTATGGCACAGACTACACTTTAAGTTTAAGCGATAGTATCGCTTCTTCTGACTCTTTAATTAGGCAAATAACCAAATCAATTTCAGACACAACCAGTTTGACCAGTTCATTAAATAAACTTCTTAACAGGTCGGTTACTGATACTTTAACCCTAAGTGATATTATAACCCGATTTCCTAAGAAACTTATATCCGACACGCTGACTCTAACTGACTCAATGTCTGTTGTAAAGTCTTTTACCAAAGCCCTATCTGATACTTTAACTCTCACTGGTTCACTAGCCAAAAAGGTTACCAAAGCTCTCTCAGAGTCTATTTCTTTATCAGATGGAGGAGGCTCTACTTCTGAGGGGGCAAACTCACCGGGAACAGCGGTAGATGATGATGGAACATTAGTCCATAGTTATGAAATAGCAAATGCTTATGGTGGCAGTACTCTTGCTAAAAGCAGTATAACAAAGGTTGGTCAGTCATTTATTGGTAATGGTCAGGTCTTGGCTAGTATGAGTTTTGATATTGCTAAGTTGAATTCTCCAACTGGCAATGCGTATGCAGAAATATATGCAACAACTGGAACTTTTGGCACTAATATGATTCCGACAGGTTCTCCCTTAGCAACTTCTGATGGGATAGACACAACAACACTTTCAACATCTTACGGATTGGTTAATTTTATCTTTAGCGGGGCAGATAAAATTACTTTGACTCAAGGGACTTATTATTGTGCAGTTCTTAGATATGATAATACATTCATTCCTGACGGGGTTGGTTTCAAATGGGATAGCAGTTCTCCAACAGATAGTGGGAACATTGCAACATATAGTGCGTCTTGGACAAGTTCTACAACACAAGATTTAATTTTCTATGTTTATGTAGACCCAGTAGGAACTAGTGTTTGGAGTAATCCCACTAATGCAGAGGTAAGTGATAATGTTTATGCAGAGGTAGTGCCATTTGTTCAATCACACTATCTAAAAGCTACCAACTTCGGCTTTTCTATTCCGATTGGCGCAACAATAGATGGTATTGTCGTAGAGTTTAAGAGGGCAACAACAGCGGGTTCAGAGGACACAGCTGATGTAGAAATAAAAATAGTTAAAGGTGGCGTAATTGGATTAACTAATAAATCAACTGGGGCAGTATGGTACTATGGAATTTTTGTTTATGATAGTTTTGGTTCTTCGTCTGACTTATGGGGAGAAAGTTGGTCTGCCTCAGATATAAATAGTTCTACCTTTGGAGTTGTTTTATCTTGTGAAGATGCGCAACTAGGAAGTGGTAGTCCAACTTCTGATGTAGACCACATCCGTATTACTGTCTATTACACAACAGGTGGGGGCGTAGTCAAATCAGTTACCAAGGTTGTATCTGACACAGCCACCTTGACAGAAACGTTCTCAAAATACCTACAGAGAGCTTTTGCTGATACAATCACCCTAGTTGAGTCGTTTACTACAGCGGGGACAACATCTAAGTTATTTAGTGAAACAGTTATCTTGACGGATAGCATAACTAAATCTATAACAAAAGCAGTTTCAGAAGCGGTTACATTGGTTTCTTCATTGTCTATTGTAAGCACGTTAAAAAGGATATTTTCAGACACAATTACCCTAGTTGAGTCATTTTCAATCGCTCAATCGTTTGGAAAGGTATTAAGTGAAACAATCACCCTAACTGACTCAATCGCAAAATCTATTCAAAAAGGAATATCAGATACGATTTCTACAGTAGAGAGTTTTACTAAATCAATGTTTAGGGCTTTATCAGATACTGTAAGTTTGACAGACTCTATCTCTTCCAACACAAGTAAAGGCGTTGTATTAAGCGATACAGTTACTCTAACTGATAGTCTAACTAAGTATATTCAAAAGACATTCTCTGACACACTAACTCTGGCGGGTAGTTTAGCTAAATACTTACAGAGAGTCTTAACTGATACATTAAGTTTATCCGATACAATCGGCAGACAAATAAACAAAGCTTTTTCAGAAACCATTAGTCTGGCCGAAACCATTACGCGCGCTATAACTAAACCTTTAAGTGATACGATTTCTCACACAGAAACAGTTATTAAAACCTTACAGAGGAGTTTAAGTGAGAATATTAGTCTATCCGATACATTAAGCACAATCTTAAACAAAATCAAGAGTTTTACAGACGTGGTGAGTTTGACCGAGAGTTTGGCTAAATTTATCAGTAAGTCTATATCAGACACAATTTCAACAGTTGGCTCATTAAATATAGGCAAAGTCTTTAATAGAACTTTAACAGACACCATAACATTAGTAGACTCTATTATTGCTGGCCATTCTTATGGTCGGGTATTCACAGAAACGATTGTATTAACCGAGAACATAGTTAAATCAATCAGTAAAACTTTAACAGATACGTTGACCCTCACAGATAGGATTAGAAAGTATCTAAACGGGCTTTTGGTTGGGATATGGACTAAGACTACCAAAGCCACCGATACATTCGTTAAAACGGCTAAAAACGCTACAAAAACAGTGGCTACAGCAGGAGTTGCTATCTTTGGCGGATTCTTCTATGGTGAGAATTATCTAGGTGGTTCAAGTGAAGACCAATTAACCAGTCGGGGAATTTGGGATTTGGTTGATAAAGCAACTACTACCTTTACTAAGGTGGCTAAACAGGTTACTACGTTTGCTAAAACAGTCAAGAGAACCTTGACGTGGACCAAAACAGAGAAGCCTAATTAAGTGGTATAATAATAATATGAGAAACAACATCATAGAGCTAAAGAATTTTGACATGGGAGGACTGGCTTATTCTAAATGGAGCGGAATTAAAGACTCATTTTATAAACTCACAGGTTGGGATCTGCATAGTTCACCCGGATTGTTGAAAGTCGCCCAAAAGATGAGCAAGGATAGTGGGTCAGTAGTTACGGAATTATGTAAAGCTAGAGTTAGCTCATCAAATGGCGCTCAATACTGGGGCAGTTCTACATCAGGCAAGATTTGGGAACATACATCAGGTGGGACTTGGCGACTGGTTCATACTGTTACTCCTGCCGCCGGCACAGCCAACATTTTAGGCATGGCAGAATATCAAGGATATATCTATATTGCTACTCAAAGCAGATTACATAGAATTACTGTAGCAAAAGCAGACGATAATAACTGGGCGGCTGATTTAACAGAAGACTGGGCTACTTTTGGAGTTACAGATAGCGAATTTCACCCTATGCTTTCACACCCGCAGACATTGGTTTTATACATCGGGGATGGCAACCAGTTGGCTCAAGTTGACGCTGGGACATTCTCTGCTAACGCTTTAGATATAAAAACACCTTTAAGGATTAAGTCTTTGGGAATTATGGGAACAGACATACTGCTTGGTACTTATGTATCCGACAGTGTAACCAAAACACAGATAGTCAGGTGGAATACTTGGAGTGATAGTTTCACGGTCGCAGATGAAATACCGGAAGTAGGGATAAATGCTTTTCTACCGGCAGACAATTTTGTTTTAGTTCAAGCCGGCAATCAAGGGAATATTTATTACTATGACGGGAGCAAGCTTGAATTATATAATCGGATACCCGGTGATTATTCTCCTACAGCGTATGGTGAGGTCTATCCCACGGCCGTTGGAAACATAGGTGGCCAGATACTTTTTGGTTTCTCTAATGGTTCAGGCAATCCAGCGGATCAGGGAGTATATAGAATAGCCAGAAGCTCAAGAAACCATCCGTGGGTTATGGATTTTCCTTATCCTATATCAGAGCGTTCAGCTAGTAATTTGGTAGTTACTGGGCTTGAAATAGGAGGGATTTTAGTTGTAGGGAATGATATTTATGTTAGCTGGAAAAACGGTTCAAGTTATGGAATTGATAAACTGGATTATAGTGCGAAACTAGAATTAGCCTATTTTGAGAGCAGGGTCATGATTATCAATCGGGAACAGTTCTCTAACTTTTCAAAGTTTGTTGTTGCTTATGCTTCTCTACCTTCAAACACTGACATCACAATCCAATACAGCAAAAACTATGGCAGTTATGTGAACACTACAGAAGTAACTGATACCGACAGGTTTATAATTCAAGCGCAGGAGGGTGTGGAGACTACAAATCTTATGTTAAAAGTTAGTCCTACTGTAAGTGGGGACAATGCCCCAGAAATTGAATCAGTAGGGATATTCCTGTCGGAATAAAATTATGATTATCAAATGTCCAAAATGTAATAAAGAAAGAAGGTATAAGCCTTCTATTGCTAAAAGACTAAAGAGCAGTTATTGTAGAAAATGTTCTTATATGGTATTTATTCCTTGGAATAAAGGAACGAAAGGACTAGTTAAACAAAATTCAGGTAGTTTTAAAAAGGGACAGATTAGTTGGAATAAAGGACTTACAAAAAGAACAGATGAAAGATTAAAAAAATATGGTCAAAAGATAAGTAGAATACATAAAGAAAGTTTTGCTAATGGGCGTATTCCTTGGAACAAAGGAAAACCTTGGTCAGAAGAAGTAAAGAAAAAAATAAGCAAAGCCAACAAAGGTCATACTCCATGGTGTAAAGGTAAGAAGTGTCCACAGTTGGCAGGTAAAAACAATTATTTTTATGGAAAGAGATTTGTTGGAAATAAAAGTCCTGTTTGGAAAGGGGGAAAAATAAAGAGACATTGTTTTGAATGTAATAAGATATTTGAGACATATGATTACCTTAAAAAGTATGGAACTGGAAAATATTGTTCTACTGATTGTCGGATGATTGGAGCTGCTAAAGTTTCTCCTACCTCAATAGAAAAAAAGCTTTATAATGAATTAAAAGCTAGAGGTTTATTGTTTGAAAAACAGAGATTAATAAATGGTAAATTTTTAGTAGACGCCTATATTCCAAGTCTTAATCTTATTATTGAAGCTGATGGTGATTATTGGCATTCATTGCCCAAAGTTGTTAGAAAAGACAAGTCTGAAAACGCTTATTTAACAAAATGCGGTTATAATTTATTAAGACTTCCTGAACACGAAATAAATGATGGAAGTTTTAAAGAAAAATTACCATCGTGATAAATGCTTTTAATGACATACCAGCTAAGGCTCTACCACAACCTCAAGGAATAGGTGGATTAACTGATTTACGAAGTGTTGCGGCTTTACAAGTCGGTTCAGGATCAAAGGCTTTCAAGTCTGATGATAGTGGGATATGGCTTGGAGCAAAAAAGTTTGCTGACGCTCCGTTTAGTGTTACAATGGCAGGAGTTGTAACAGCGAGTGGCTTTATTGTAACTGGTGGTGCGGCAACTGACGTAAATAATAATGTTACCACGATTAGCGGAGGAAAGATAACTACCAACAGCATTACAGCCACTCAAATTGCCAGCAGTACAATTACAGGGGGTCAAATAGCTTCAACCACAATTACAGGGGGCAATATAGCAACGAGTACAATTACAGCAACCCAAATAGCAACGAGTACAATTACAGCGGATAAAATGAATGTCTCTACTTTATCGACTATCTCAGCCAACATAGGTACAATTACTGCTGGAACAATTACTGCGAGTTCTCAGATTAGTGTGGGTGGTATTCATATCGTTGGTGGTGGTATTACGGTCGACAATAATACTGGTGTTAATTGGTATGACACTGGCGGGACATTGAATGCTCTTGTAAAAATGGATAATGGCAATACTCTTATTTTATTTAACTATAATGGTAAAGTCCATGTATATTCTAACAATGATGAAGTGGAATTAATATCTAATAATGGGACGTGTTTTTTAGGTGATACGAGTCAAAAAGCCCACATGAATGATCCAATATATGTAGGAGGTGTAGCAAAGAGTGCGATTGTGAATACTAAACTAGGTTTCAGAAAATTATATTGTATGGAATCACCAGAGGTTTGGTTTATGGATTTTTGTAAGTCAAAAACTTCTATAGATCCATTATTCCGAGATGTTACTGAGGGTGAATATAAATTTATTAAATTAGATGATGGTTCATATCAGGTTTGGAGACACAGAAAAGAAATGGGCCATAAAAGACTTGAAACATCAACGGAGATAGAATATAATAAGAATAATAAGTTTTGGTCAATCCCTTTTCAATGAAAACATTAAAACAAAAAATATTAGCAGATACAATAACCCTGCAGAAAAAGTTTGTTATTGTTAGAAAAACTTTTAAACCATTACAAGAACAAATTAAATATGGCAAAATCATTACAAACAAGAATTGATAGTGTTGAGAAGACTCTAAAAAAAGCATTGTATGATAATAAATTAAATCTCGAAACAGTTATAGATTTCCCTAAATATAGACAATTACCGCTTTCTCTTCAATTAACCTTAGCTTTATTACAACAAGAAGGGGCTATCATAGTTAGAAAATATACTCTACAAACCAAACCTCTTCCTTTAATTCCTAAGAAAAAAGTGGTAAAATAAGCTCATGGCAAGCATAAACGGTATTTCAGAACCTAAGGGTGGTTGGAAACAAGGAGAGTGGTATCAAGCAAGGCAGTATTGGGGCGGGACATTAAGCCAGCCCGGACAAATCAATTCTCTATCTGATCAACAGGGTGCGGGTCAACAAGTCTCCAAAGAGGTGGTCAATCAAACAAATCCTAATAATTATAGTTACATACAACAAGGAGCAGGAGGAAAGGTTATTAGCGAGAGTGAAGCCTTAGCAAAAGGGTGGGATATTAACAATCTTCCCGGTGGATATGTAAGACAACCTCAAACTAAAGAACAGGTTACTCCTTATCTCAATAATTTAGGTCAGCAACTCTTTCAAAACAAAGAAAATCCAAAAGTGAGAACCCCCACAATGGATGAAATCAAGAAGCAAGTTACCCCCTCTCAAGGTCTACCGTCATTGTTAAACAGAACAGATGAACGAGCAAAACTAAGGGAAAATTTAGGCGTAGCTGACCTTGAACAGGGCTTAACAGATATTAAATCTCAAGTAGACGCAGAAATGGCCAATATGAGAAAACAAAGAGGTATTGAAGAGGGCAAACCAGTTCCTATGAATGTAATACAGGGCAGGATTTCTAAAGAGGAAAGGGCGGCTCAAGAAAGGATTGATGTATTAGGCAGAGAGCAATCAAGACTTACTAATGAGTTGAATACTAAATATACGATTATTGGCCAGCAAATGCAGGATATGGGGCTTGACTACAATGACGCGGTTAAGAGATATGATCAAGAATTCAATACTAATATGAATATGTATAAACTCATATTAGGACAAGAAGACAAAGCCCTAACTCAAGAGAATAGGGATAGAACCTCCGCACTGGCTAATCTTCAAATATATACGAATGCAATTACTAAAGGCAATTTGAATTATTCTAGTATGGGAGCAGACCAAAAATTAATGATCAGGAAACTTGAAATACAATCAGGATTGCCGGTTGGATTTATGTCTAGTCTACAAATGAATCCGAAAGACAGAATACTAAGTATTAATAGTAAAACAGGTGAGGCTTTAACCATTGGTCAAGACGGCAAATTCAAAGTCTTACAGACGGGAATGAGAACGACTGGTAGTAGTAGTGGTGGTATGTCTTATACGCCTAAACAAACACAAGTTAAAGTAGCTGACGCAATTAAGATTCTTAAAAAAATAGATGCAGGTTACCAAACGATTGGCGGTAAATTGAAAGAAACTCCAAAATATACAACTAATGAATATGGTGAACGAACGCAAATCACCTCTAGAGGAGATAGAAAATTATCATCACAAGAATCAGATTTAGCATTACAACAAATTATTGATAGTGTGGGTGGTAATGTTGCTCTTGGTGAAAAACTATTTAAACAAGCAATTAAGGGAGGAAATTATCATGCTTGGAAACCATAATCATGAGTAGAGCATATGATCTCATGCAGTCTGTTTGGAATGATGATAACAAACAGGAAGATAGAATGTATCCGGGACGGGCTTTTGAATTGTTAGGAATAAAAGAAACACCCACTCAAAAAGTGCCGACACCAACAGCAACCACACAGCCAATAAAGTCGCTACAAGAACCTAAAAAACAAGAAGGTTTTTTTGATAAGGTAGGCAATGCAATTCAATCAGGGATCAAGAAAGTTAGTGAGATTTTTAGACATGAGAAACCGCCAGAGATACCAGAGATACCAAAGATAACCCCTGAAACAAAAAAAAAAGCTGAAGAGGCATATTTAAAATTCCCTAGTTTCTTTCCTAATCCCGATCGTGAAGCAATGCCTAGCGCGCAAATAACTGATAAAGCATATAATATTGCTAGTAAAACCTCGGCTGTTGATAATGTTCTTAATGGAACTAGAGATTTCTTAACTTATCATCCTCAGGCCCTAAAAACACTCGCCTATATTCAAAAATACACCGAGGATCAATTGTTTGGCAAACCAGAAGAACACGATCCATTTAAGAGAGCAACGTTAGACATCATTGGTGGTTTTGATAAGGTGATTTTTGGATCAAGTGATCAGGTTAAACAAACCTTTGACCAGAGATTATACCAACCACCGACTAATTGGCTTGAGAGTGGTATTGATACGGTAGGCAAACTTGTGGGTGGAATGTTACCGTATGTTGTTGGAGTGGGTCTAACAGGGGGCGCAGGTATACCTCTTAAGATAGGATTGCCGATTGTGTTTAGCACCATAGGTCAGTTATCTGACAGTTCAAAAACGACACTACAACAAAGATTTATTCAAGTACCAGTAGACGCTATTACTGGATTTGCTCAAGCATTTATTCCGGGAACAAAATTTACAAAGGGTAAGTTTTTGAAAAGTGGAGGAAAATTGTTATTACGGGCCAATTTAACCGGCACATTGTTTGGGACTAATTCTTTAATTAATAATCTAATTAAAGGTATGCCTAAAAAGGAAGCGGCCAGAACAGCAGCGGCCGCCTATGTAACTGGAATGTTATTTTACACTATGGCCAATTCTCTTAACTATTTAGTGGATGAATTAGTGGGAACGAAGACCAAAACAGGTCGGGCTGTTTTTACACCAGAACGCCTTGAGAAGGTTGTTTATACAAGCAAACTAGAGAATACATCACTCGGTAAAGGCTTGTTAGAACAGATTAAAATAGCAAAAGCAACAGGTAAAAATATTGAGGTTAATATTGACGCGCTAAAACAAGGAGTTTTGTATGATAAATTGGGCTTGAAGACAATATCTGTTGTAAAAAAGAGTGCTACTGGAACTACAAAAAAAACACAAGTAAAGGATTTTACACAAGTTAAAACCAATTTAGTTGATAAAACTACTGAATTGGGTAAAACAGAAGCACCTAAAAACCCACAATCACCATCTCAACCACCCGAAACCTTAAGTAAAAGTATGACTGTTTTCCGTGGGGCTAAAATTCATACAATTGATGTATCACGAACCAATGGAATAACTGGGGGGGTATCGTTTTCTGTCAATAGAGCCGTAGCTCAAAGATTGGCTGATCAAGAAGGAGGAACAGTGAAACAATACAAGATAACTAAAAACGCCAAGATCATCAACCATTCTCAACTGGAAAAACTATTCCCCAACTTAAAAGGTAAAGAATTAACCGCTCAAGTAAAAAAATGGTTACAAGATAATAAAATAGACGTAGTTAGATTTGATATTCCCAAAGGAGCGAAAGGAGAGGCAGAGTTGAGAGTAATCAATCCAGATGTATTGGTAGAAGAACCTAAACCAACAGAAAATAAAATACCAAAAGAACAAGAGTCTCTTATCCAAGAATCAAAGAAGTATACAGACGCTCATGATTTTTTCTTATATAGCAAAAAAGGCAGAGCATTACTGAGGAAACAAAATATTAGAAGTGAAGTGGCTATTAAAGACTGGTTTAATAAAAACGCTACTCCAAAAGAACCAATATTAGATACACTAAACCCAACAGGGGGGTTGGCAGTTGATTATAACCCCACTTCACGAATGCAAATGAAACTGGGGAAAAATATGACCACGCTTGATAAAACGATGGGTAAAGCTCCAGATGATGTTATTACTGTTTATAGAGGCGCTCCACCAACTCAGAAAGTAATCAATCCCGGAGATTTTGTTTCAACCGATTATAATTCGGCGAAATCTTGGAGTGGTGAAGGACATGTTATTAGCAAACAAGTTAAATTAAAAGACATTTTAGATGATAAAGATGAGCCGTTAGGTGGAGATTATATTTATAGACCAATAGCTAAAGAAGAATTAGGTTTTAATGCGATTCAGGGAATAGGAGAGGCACAAACTAGATTAGATAGAAATTGGATCATTAGAGAAGCAGAAAGGTTAAGTGGTGGTGATCGTATGAGAGGAATGGAAATAGAAAAACAACTAGAAAAGCAGGCAAGAATAGACAAGCAAACCCAAATGGATAATCTTTATAGAGCATTAAAACCTAAATATAAAATAGGCGATATTGTGGAAGTGGAAAAGCAGGATTCAATAAAGAAAACAAAGGCAAGAATTCTTAGTGCTAAGTTTAACTTACAACAAAGTTTAGGACAACGGCAAGCGACAGGCTTTCCTGCTAGTTTTAGGTTTACTGGTTTATATGCCCAAGACGTAAAAACTGGTGGAGGATTTATCATTTATTCAGATTACAATGTTAACGGTGTTAGGTTGGCAGACACAATTAAGAAAAATCCAGAAGAGCTATTGACTAAGTTCTTGAAAAAACAAAAAAATATACAATTCAATCAACCTAAGTCTACCGACCTCTACAACCAAGTAATCAAACAAGAGAAGCCTATAACTACAAATATACCACCAGAATTACAAAAATCAGCAGATGTGATTAAACAAAACATAGATTGGTTAAAAAAGAATGGTCGTGAGTTTAAAAGTACAGATATGATTAGTCAAATATTAGGTAATGAGAAATTTCCATGGAAAGTAAGACGTGTGGTTAAGGAGATTACAAACGAAATAATGGTTGATGGGAAGCCGGCTCCAGAATTAGTTAAACTTATCCCCCCAGAAGTCCATAAATATTTTGAAGATAGTATGGGTGGAAATTGGTTGGCTGATAAGTATAAAAAAGTAACAGCACACAAAAAACCGAAAGAAACCAAACAACTCAATACAAGAGAGTCTTTTTTAAGAGACAATCCAACCCAAATAGACAAGAAAACAGAACAGGTAATCAAAATCATTGAAGATAAAATAGGTAAACCGATTGAAAAAGCAACGCAAGCAGAAGTTAGAAGAAATATACCATTAGACACAGTATTACCTATCAATAAGAAAAGTAAAATAATACTTAAAAAAATCACATCTTCAATTAGAGGATTGAACAAACCAATGTTTGATCAAAGACCAACTTTATTATATGGTGGTATTAAAAGACATGTATTTACCAATTCTTACATCTTAATTGTAGACAAAGAGGTGGCAACAAAAGTGAACAATGAAGCTGTTGCTGTCAGAAGACAAGTGTTGATCAGAGATTATAAAAAAAGTGAAACTAAACCTACAAACAAACAAGCAGAGGATTTAGCCAATGGTTACATCCAAAATATCATTGAAACATCTGATGATTATCCACAATACCAACACATTATTCCTAAAGAATGGTCTAACAAAGAGGTTAAGATTTTAGGTTTTAGTTTTAATAATAACAAACCCAGCGTTTATTTAACTGATGGTAATACTAATATTGTAGTAGACAATAGACTTTTTTCTTTTATGCAGAAACAATTACCAGAAACAAAAATAAGATTGATCAGGAGCAACACACCTATTGTTTTTGAGAAAAATGGTAAGGTTGCAGGATTAGTTATGCCAATAGCTGATAGTCAACCTTTTCCCTTTAAACGCGGTAACATTATAAGATCACATCAAAGTTCTCACGCTTCAACTGATCAATATGCAGATTTACCCAACTTAACCCAACAAACATTGATTAAAAAAACCATTCCCTTCCCCGAAATGGTTAGATTAGCTAAAGACTTAATAGGGAAATATCCAGTAATTAAAATGCCGAGAATGAGGAAAATTGGTAGACCTTATGGATTATTTATGCCTAAAGGTGATGGAACAATTGTTTTAAATCCAGACATCTTTGCAGACATCAATCAAGCGGCAAAAACATTGGCTCACGAGATGGGACATTTAACTGATTATTTGCCGGATAAAACAATGGCTAGGGGTAATTTATTAGGCAGGATAGGCACATTAAGAAAATTTTTGAGGAGTAAATTTACCAACATTAGAGTAGAGAAAACTATTAACAAACTAAATAAAGAAAAATTAATTCTACAAAAAAAGCGACAATCTTTGGATAGAGACGAGAATGGAAAAGTTATTAAAAGTTTAAAATCGAGAGATTTAGAAATCTTAAGAAAGATCAGACCAATCAATAAAAAAATATTAAAGTTACAAGAACGTGCTATTAAGAAAAAAGTAGTAACAGAAGAACTAAAAAAATTATCTGTTCTTTGGAAACCTTTTCAAAAACAAGAAATGATGATTAATGCAGCAACGGGTAAAAATGAATTAGTAACAACAGAAGTTGACGAATCAGAAGTACCAGATGAGTATTTAACCTATAGATATTCTTCACCAGAATTATATGCAGATGCCATATCTGTTCTACTCAACGATCCATCATTGTTGAAACGAGAAGCTCCAATATTTTATAAATCATTTTTTGAGAATTTACACGCCAAACCGAAAGTGTCAAAAGAATATTTTGCCTTGATGGACTTTTTAAATCAACCCGATGATGTTGTGCAAACCAAACGATTAGACACTTTATATAAAGGGTTTAAAGAGGCAAGGGAAAAAAGACTTGAAATAGAAGCGAAAGAAAAGCCAAAAAAATCATGGCAGGAAAGATTGATGAAACAACACGTTACAAGATTTGATCCTATCTATCGCAAATTAGATGAAAAATTTAAGCATTATGGATTGTTTGTATCACCCAAAACCAAACTACGTATGCAACTTGAAGAAATGCAAATGAGACAGAATGACGCTTATGTTTATCTCAATAAAGTAAATCAAAATATAGTAGATCCTTTAGAAAAGATTGGTCTCAATGAAGATGATTTAGGAGTAATTTTAACTCTTGAGCGTAATTTGGCTGATAGAAAGAATATTGCTAATCCATATGGTTTACAAGGTCAATATTCAAAAGAAACATTAGAATATTTTAAAAAATATCTACAGAAGACGAGAGGAATTACAGATGAACAATTCAATATTTTACAACAGGTTGCTAGAAAGTTTAGAGAATATCAGTTTAATATTGTTAAGGAAGCCACAAAAGCACAATTATATAGTCAAGAGTTTTTTGATCAAACTGCCGACCCTAACAAAGATACTTATGTTACTTATCAAGTGATTGAATACTTACATAGAAATTATGTTTCAGCTGGAATTAAAAAAGCAATAGGTACTTTAAAAGCAATTGAAAATCCTTTTGTATCAAGTGTATTAAAATCTATGGCCGTTATGGATCAGACAGAAATTCAAAAGAGTAAATTGTTGGTTATAGATCAACTTACTACAAACTTCCCAGATGATATTACTAAAAGTAAAAGACAAATGGTTAAAAGTGTTCGCGTAGGATGGAAACCTGTTGAGGACAGAGAACCTCTGGAATTATATGAGGATGGGAAACGGGTAGCTTATGATGTTGATCCATCTATTAAAGAGATGTTTGATCTTTATTCACCAACTGAAATACACAGTCTAATTAAAATATCTGGTCAATTTAATAAGATTTTTAAACCATTAGTAACGACTTGGAATGCCTCTTGGGCGCTTTATGCGAATATCATCAGAGATACTAGAGATACATATAAAAAATTAGGTTCTATTCTTCCAACGGTTGGGGAAGGGAAAGGAATGTCTATTTTTGAATTTATGTATACATGGTTAAAATCAATTCCACAAGGGGCAAAATTCGCTAAAGGAGAACTTACACCACTACTTGAAGAGATGATTCAAAACAAAGCCTATACAACCGCATTTGCCAACTTTAACGCTCAAGCTAATCAAGATAAGGCCATTGCTCCTATTATGCGTAAATTTAGATTTTTACAACCAAAAACAGATGTGAAAGATATCAGCATGAAAAGGAAAATTTTCAATAAAACTCTTGGTAAAATCCTTGAAGGTTTGGAGTTTGTTGGTTCTACTTTTGAAACTACTACCAAAGTAGCTGGTTATCAACTCACACAAGATCGTGTTAAAAACGCCCGGCTCGCCGGATTTATCACAAGAAATTATGTTGGGACACCAAATTTTATTGACGGAGGTACACAAAAGAATATAGATAATCAAATATTCGTCTTTTCTAACGTGATGATTCAAGGAGTTAGATCCTCATTAGAATTAGCAAAAGATCCACAAACACGAAGTGGTTATTGGTATAGAACTTTTTTAATAGATTTATTGCCCAAATTACTCATGCTCGCTGCTATATCAGGAGCACTAGGTAAAAAATTAAAAGATATGTATGACAGGATGACAGAATATGATAAGACAAATTATATTACTATTCCGATGGGTATTAGAAATAATGGCAAAGTTGTTTACTTACGCATACCGCAAGATGAAATGGGACGTTTTTTTGGCGCTTTAACTTGGAAACTGGGTACTTTTATGAATGGGACTGGCCAAAAAGTGCAACAAATCTTTGCCCTCGGAGCGGGATATTTACCTTCTGTTACTCCAATATGGAATGTAGCGGGGGCATGGATGAACTATGTTCAAGGTAGAAATCCTTATGATAATTACAGAGGTAGACAAGTAGTAAGTGATTTAACATGGAGAGCAGGAGGATTACCTGTCTTTGAGAAGATGATCCAATATACAACAAATCAATTAGGACTCTCTCAGTTTACTACTTATTCAGATGAAACAGATACAACATTCGATCTCATACTTAAAAGAACTCCAGTTATTAACAGAATGTTTCGATCAACGGACTATGGACTAACCGAAAAAGAGAAGGTTATTAGACAACAATTAGATCAAAAAAACGCAAGACGTATTCTGAATGAAAGAAAGTTATTAGACCAAGCAATCCAAAAAGTAAGAAAAAATCCTGCCAAAAGACAAGATATAGAATTACAATTAGTTAGAGAGGTGATTGGCAATCCTCCTTATGACTCACAACATAAGGCAAGAATCACCAAATTACGCAAGAAATTTAATATAGGATTGGTTAAAGGTAAAATCAGTCGAGAAATGGATAGTTTAATCAATGCCAACACTAATGATTATAAAATTGAATTATTCAAGATCTATAAACAAAACATGGATAGTCAATCATATAAAAAATTAATTATTGACGCGATAAGATACAAAATTATTAGCAAACCATTATTAAAACAACTTAGAAAAAATAAACAAGCCAAAGCGACAGGATTCACCTTTCCACAACTATCGGGAACTGTTTATGCGGCTGAAAGGGGACAATCCACACAAGTGCGCAAACAATTAATACAACAAATTAAAGACTTTTTCTCTGGTCTTTTTTTCCACAATAAACCAGACATCTCGCTGGTTACGCTTTCCGCGCCAACCGCAACCCCAACTCCAACACCGACCCCAACACCGACTCCTATGCCAAAGATATTGGTTTTGCCATCATCTCGCAAGAGAAATAAAAATCTTATTAAAAAATACTTTCCTAAAGATTCGAAGAGGGCTATTGCTATTTTTACACAAGAAAGTCAATTAGGTAAATATCAGCAGAATTTACAAGGTGCACCTGCTTATGGGATTGCTCAAATATATCTACCAGCACACCGCAAACAAATACCCGGTAAAACAGATAAAGAGAAAATTAAATGGCTTCTCAATCCAGAGAACAATCTTAAATTTGCACGTAGATTGTATGACAAACAAGGTTGGCAACCGTGGGTGGCATATACAAGTGGTAAATATAAGAAGTTTATGGAATAATTGACATATGAACCTAGATGACTTTATAAAAAAATATAACGGTAAGTTCGTAGAGGTTGCTGGTCCTAACTCAAAAAATCAATGCGTTGACCTTGTGAACGCCTACATTGACGAAGTGCTACATCGTCCGATGATAACCCACGCCAACGCTATAGACTTTCCTAAACGCTCAGGTTCTAACTACGAATGGATAAAAAACACGCCCAAAGGTTTACCTCAAAAAGGAGACTTAATGATTTTTAAGGGCAAGTATGGACATATCTCAATCTATTTAGACGGTAATTTGAATAAGTTTAGGTCCTTCGATCAAAATTATCCGACAGGCTCACCCGCCCACATTCAGGGACATACCTATCGGAATGTTTTAGGGTGGTTAAGAGGCAAAGCCAATACTATGACGATAGACCGAGATTTATATACCAAACTCGTAACGAAGTCAACTAACGCAGATACACTGTCAGCTTACTTTCAGGTTAAGTTAGAATTCGCAGACAGAGCTAAAACCATAATCCATAGGTTTGAAAAGATTCAAAGCGATTTAGAAGACTGTCAGAAGTCGGTAGAAAGTTTTAAGACGAAGTTAGATAAACAAGAGAATGTAATTTCCAATCTCAAACAAGCTGACACACAATCCAAGAAAATGTTAAACGCCCAACAGGACGAAAATGAAAAGTTGAAGAAAGAGGTTGAGCAGGGGTTGAGGTTGACTGCTAATCTACAAGCACAAGTAGATTTGTCTGCTAGTAAGCTAGAAACAGACCTAAAAAAAGCCAAGTTAGAATACGATCGTCAATTAAAAGATGCTGTAACCAGAATGAGTAAGGTTTGGACATTAAAAGAAAACCAATATAACAAACAAATTGAGCAACTAGAGGCGGATAATAAAAAGAAAGAAGTTGTTGTTATTAAACGCCCAACTATTCCTAGAGATTTTCTCGGTAGGTTAAGGTTGGCACTCAATTTAATGAAAGGGAGATGGATATGACACAACTACCTGCCTATTTCCAAAAATACCTAGATGGTAAATTCGCCAATCTAGAACTTCAAATTGATGAAGTAAAAGACGTCTTAGAGGGTGATGAGGGATTGGTAAATAAAGTCAAAAACAACACTCAATGGCGACAACAGTTTATGGGTAAGATGGCTATTATTTCTGCAACAATGGGAACTATTCTTGCTTTCGCTTTTGCTATAATGAAAGACGTTATTACAAATTTTCTAAAAAAATTATGAATTTAAGATTAAACAATGCTAGGTTTCAAGGAGTGATTGAAGCGGTAAAGGAAGCTGGACGATATGCTGTCTTTTATGGTGTGTCGGTGTTTGTTTCTGTCCTTTTAAGCAAGGTTTCCGCTATGTCCCAAAACGATATGTTTAATATTGTGCTGACACTTGGATTAAGGGCTTTGGACAAATACCTCCATATTAAAGGCAAAAAAGAAATGATTGGTAAGAATTATCAACCTAAAGGCTTATTGCCTTTCTGATATAATATATAAAATCCAGTCTATCATCGCTGTAAGACTGGGAGAGTGCTGGGTGAGGACCAGCAATCTATAGCATCGATGTGATTACAGAGATAGCGGAAAGAGTTGGCGAGTGAAAAAGCCGAAAGGCGAATGAGGATCGGGCTTAAATCGTAGCGATAGCCTCCTACACGCCGTCAACCGCCTCATTGGCGTGTAGTTTAATGGTAGAATGCTTGGCTCTGAACCAAGCGACTGAGGTTCGACCCCTCACGTGCCAACTAAAAGGTCGTCTAATTGGTAAGACAGTAGCCTTTGAAGCTACTAATCGTGGTTCGAGTCCATGCCTTTTAACATGATTGTTGATAAAAAATCTGTCCAGCAGGCAGTTAAAGAGTCAATACAGGTTCAAATTGATACCTTTCACAAGGCAGGATATCTCTCTCTTAATAAATTGGTTATTTATTTACTCCATGTTATCCATGAAATGCCCTAATGGCTGTGATTTGTCTAATAAGTGGGTAGAATTTGATATTTATTGTCCTATTTGTGGGGCCACACTAGAAAAGAAAAAGAAAAAGGAACGTGCTATAATTCAATTTGATGGACTTAGAAAAGTTAAGTAGAATTAAGATAGATGTTGAACCTTGGAATACTGACTTAGAGACTCCCCACGATATAGCGATGTTCGCCTATGCTTTCTCTCGCTTTCTTCTTGAACTAAAGGCCCAAGGAATTACCGATGAAGTTATTTTAGGTGAGGTTTTAACTGAAGCCTCTACACAAGATAACGCAAAATGGAAAGATTAGCCTATCACGACTGGCGTCACGCATTTGATAAGGAATTTGAGCGAACTCAAAAAGAAAAAGGCACTACTCGGAGACAAAGAGATTGGGTAAAGAGAGCTTGGGATACAGTATTTCACGCTCCTAAAGGAAAACACGTTTGTGGGTTTCCTGTAGTTAAAGACGAGGGATTCTACTTACACGGCTTCGTTGATAATGTTCAAATCCATCATCTTATGCCCCGTGGCTACGCCTCTCACGTGCTAGGGTGGGATGAGAGAGAGATTAACTCACCCTTTAATCTTTATCCTTTATGCTTAAAACATCACGCCGGACACGGACTGACAGAACTTGATTATAAAAATGAAGTAGTCTCGGCCGTTCATCCTGATATGGAGGTGGCTCGTCAAGGTTACACAGGTAAAAAACACCCTAACAGTTATGACTTCGCTTTCGGGGATAGAACCGAACTAATGAAGCGGGGGGAAGAATATTGGAATGGAGACTTCGACCAATCTTTGCTTGTAAAAGCTGAGGAAGTGTATTATCGTTATTTACAAAGTCAGTTAGAACTTAAAGGGGAATATTTTGACCCCTTTCCAACAAGATGACATTTAACAAACTCCTAACCGTAATGAAGAAACTCCATGACAATAAATCATCCGATTATGCTCAAGATGAAGACCCCCTCTCTAACTTACGAGAAAGTAAGAAACTCGGCATTCCTCCGTGGATAGGCGTTGTTTTAAGAATGGGAGATAAGATGTCCCGCCTCCAACAACTCACACATAAGAACGCCAAGGTAAAAGAAAGCATACAAGATACTTTACTGGATATTGCTGTTTATTCGTTATTGGCGATTGAGCTTTATGAAGGAAGCACAGAGTAGAGATGCGGGGTGGCGGGAAGCAAACTTAAGAAACAACCCTCTTCAAACCTTCAACAAACTCCTCGAAGAAGTGGGTGAACTTAGAGAAGCCCTTGAGAACGGAACCAGACTAGAGATAGGTTCTGAACTGGCGGATATTACCATTGTTGCTATCGGGATTATGTCATTATATGATTTTGATGTCGATGCTTTACTTCAAGCCAAGCTCTCAAGGAATGAAGCCAAGTATTGTAAAACTCAGGAGCTTGTAGATGAAGGCATGACTCCTGATGAAGCTATGGCTTATCAGAAAGAAGAGTGGGACACGCAAAGGGATTATGAATTTTTAGAAGGTTTATAAACTTAATATTTTACTTACTTCTTGAATTGTGTAGACATACCGTTCCATTTTTGAATAA